AGCAGTTACCACGCTTACTATAGCAGTCATTGCATTGGGTAAAAAACAAGATGATATTTCCAAAAACTTTGTTGAATTCATGGCAGAAGGTGCGACCGCACAGGCAAAAGCAACAAACCTTTTTGAAATGGCAATGAAAGCGGGTGAAGGTACTGAAAGAAGAAAAGATTTAATTTCTCAAATCAATAAAGAATACGGTGAATATCTTGGTTACATGCTAGATGAAACAGCATCTTTAAGCGATTTGGAAAAAGCACAATCAAAAGTAAACGGGGAGCTTTACAGAACTTTGATGCTAAAAACAAAAACAGCCGAAATTGAAAGAGTAATTAATGAAGCTCAATTAAAAATAGCAGATTTATCTCAATCTACTCTTGATAATGCACTTGAATTAAACCCATCTTTGAATACTCAAATATTCAACGAAGAATTGAAAAAAGCCACTGTTTTAATAGAAAAAACAGGTTTTGCAAAATCAAATTTTGCATATGAAACTCCAGATGTTATAAAGATAAAAAAAGATTTTGAAAGGGCATTAAATATTAAAGAAGGTTCGAACGTATTAGATATGAATGACCTTACCATGATTATAGCCGAAAGACAAAAGCTAGAAGAAGCAATGAAAAGAGTAGAAGCTTTATATGGAGGTAAAACAATTACACAACAATTTAATGAAGAATTTCAAAGACAAGGTGGCAAAGAAAAGAAAGTTGAAATTAAAAAAGAAACTGGCACCGGCACAGGCACCGGCACAGGCAAAACCCGTTCAGTGTTCGCAGCAACACAAAACGCAGACCAATTAGAGCAATACAAAAAAGACTATGAAAAATGGTTACAAGAATTGGCTCAATTGAGAGAAAAAGCAAACGCCACAGAACTCACAGACTTAGAGAAACAATTCATAATCATAGAGCAAAGGTATCAAGACGAACTGCAAAAACTCAAAGAAAAAGAAACCGGAATAGAAAAAGTACTCACAGACCAGCAATTGAAAATTGACAACATCAAAAAAGAATTGTCAATCGAAACCGAATTGCAAAAGAAACAAGAATTACAGGCAAAACTCAATGAGGAAGTAAGAATACAATCTATTTACGAAACTCAAAAAATAGATTTGATAAAACAAAATATCCAAATCCGAAAAGGTTTAGATATTCAATACTTTACAGAACTCACAGACGCAGAAATAGAAGCGAACAAAAAGTTGGCAGAGGCACGTCAAACTCTGGCAGAGCGCATGTCCGAAATAACCGGAAATGATTTGATTAAGACAAGGGACGCAAACATTAAGAAGTACGAATCCATTGTAGAATTGAATCAAAAAGCGGGATACATTACTGTAAAGCAATCCAAAAAAATTGCCGATGAATTGTCGTTAATTCGTCAGCAAGAAGTAACCGACACACAGCAAGCGTATGAGCAAGAATTACAAGCATTGGATTTGATGCTTGAAAAAAAACTCATAAATGAAACGCAGTACAATAATATGCGTAAAAAAGTTACAGAAGAAAGAGAAAATCAATTATATGATACAAGGGAAAAATATGGTCTAAATTCATTAAGACAACAAATGGATAAGGAAAAAAGCCTCCTTGAAGATGAGTATAAAAAAGGATTACTTACTTATGAAGAATACCAAAGAGCACGTTTTGATATCTCAATGAAATATCTTGATAAATCTTTTGATATAGGACTGAATATTTACAATGATGTTATGAATCTTGTAAACATTCAAGACGAAATAGATGCCAACAAAGCCGCGTCGCGACTAAAGAAAAAAGAAGATGCTGCAGTCAGAGAGAAAACAGCCTTAGACAATCTATTGAAGGCTAAATACATCTCCGAGGCAGAACACAACAAACAAGTAGCAGCTATAGACAAAAAGTTGGCAAACGAAAAAGCCAAACAAGAACGCGCTGCAGCTTTGCAATCACAAAAAAAAGCAATCTTCGATATAGGCATCAACACCGCATCGGGACTGGTTAAGATTTGGAGCGAGGCAGGTATCAATGTCATTTTGGGAGGCATCATGTCCGGTTTGCTCATTGGTACATCTTTGATGCAAGTACAAAAAATCAAATCCGAGCCATTACCGGAAGTAGCATTAGCAAAGGGAGGTCGCATCGACAAACCAACCGTAGCACTTATCGGAGAGGCAGGGGCAGAGGAAGTATTCCCAAACAGCATGTTGAATGATAGTACTACAGGTCCAATTATCAATGCCCTTGCCAAAGCAAGAGACCGCAACATTCCTTTTTCACTGCCTACACCGGCAATGCCACGCTTTGCAGAAATGCAAACAGCAACAAAAAACATGAGCATAAACAAAGAGAGAACATCAAATCTTTTGGCAGACAAAATGGACAAATTCATTGAAATATCCTACAAACAAAAAAAAGAATTATCTTTGTTAAAAACATTTCTTTCAGACCCTAATAACAGGAAAGCAACACTATCTTTCAACGATTTGCAAAAAGCAAACCGCGACAATGAAACAATCACCAAAAAAGCAAAATTATGAAATACTATTTTTTAAAACAATCAAACGGTAATGTAAGAATCACCGATGAAAATGGAAATGTTTTTTGCATCTTACATCCAACAGCAGACATCAGACGCAGCGTTAATGGTATTATCATCAGTGCTGAAAAAGACAAATTGTCAAATTACAATTTAATTCCATACGTATGAGTACTTTCAAATTAATCAGATAATGAAAACAAAAAAGAAACCCCCACGCCTACATTATTCCATAGAATATGCCCTTATCGGTGCATCATTCTTAGCACTGTACTTATTAGCCAGATATTTATTTGTGCAATAATGTTAAAAAGCTATTTCTCACGAAATAGCTTTTTTTTTGATTATAAACAAGTTAGAAAAATAAAATATTAAATGATTGTTAAATTATGAAAAAACATTTTGCATATTCAAAAATGTTTCATACTTTTGTACGGTAATCAAAAACAATTATTCATTTAAAAACAAAGAGAACATGAAAACAATTTTTATTTCAACCCCTTATCCTATTGTTAATAGCTCAAGTGGAATAGCAGGTTTAATAAACCATGTAAAAGAACAGGTAGGTATTGATCTAAATATTCTTCCTTATGAATGGGAAGAAGATAACCAAACAGGAACATTTGAAGTAGAGGAGAAAAATTGGTATAAAGTAGTTAAAAGTATTCATGAGTACGGAGATGCTCAATGTTTTCACTCAGAGCCAATTTGTATTAGTTCTGGATGGGCAAATTGTATTGATTTATAAAAAAACAATTATTCATTATTAAAAACAAAGACAAATGAACTGGTACACTTTAGCAAACGGCAAAAGTAAACTTTTTCAAAACGAAAAAGATGCAAGAAGTTGGGCAATCCAACAAAAATCAGAAATCGTAAAAACAATCCCTTTAACTTTTACAGTCCCTTCAGATTTCAAAGGTTTTGGAATAACACTTAAAGAGGCAATAGAATTTTACAAATCAACCAGTAAATAATTTTAAAAAACAAAGAGAAATGGCAAATCAACAATTTATTTCAAAAGAAGGTGAATTAATTTTATTCCCTATGTATTGTCCGGTTGATGATTCAACTTATGGACAAGAAAGAAAATCTCTTGGCAGAGACTATATGATAGATGCCAACAAACTTTCCGAAATTGCAAAAGAGCAAGGTTACGAAATGCCTGCCGAGGCTTTTATACACAACTACGAATCTTGGAGAAGTGATTTTAAATCAAATTTCAATCACAACGGATTAGATTGCTTTACTCCGTGCAAATGCAACAATTTGAGTTACACTATCAAAAAAGGAAATACTCAAACATACTTTGCATAATGCCTACAAAATGTTTCTCGGTTCGCTTACAAACATTTGTCCGAGTTTCGGACAAATGTTTTAAAGCCATTGCATTTGATGGCAGTGAGGCACTTATTCCATCAAGTCAATATTTCGGTCAAGATTACGATGTACTCAAAAGTGATACGTATTGGATTTCCGCTTGGATATTAGACAAAAAAGAATTGCAATACAGTAGCAAAAAAAAAGTTTGGTTTGACGATAATGGAAAAATGCTACCTAAAATCACAATTGAAAGGCATATACCAAATCCTATTCAAGTTTCAGATACCTATGCAGATGAATCACTTACTCGATAATCAATCCGCAGCCATATCCAAACTTTGCACTTACAAAGTAGGTGCATTGTTTATGGAGCCGGGTACAGGCAAAACACGTACAGCTTGTGAATTAATCAAATCAGTGAAAAACATTGATTCAGTATTTTGGTTTACTCCATGTCAAACAATCCACAATCTTTACAACGAAATACAATTGTTTGGAAGCCTTGACAATCTTAATATAATTGGAATAGAATCTATTTCTCAAAGCGATAGAATCTATCTTGAAACATTAAACGATATTTCTAAATGCACAAACCCGTTTATAGTTTGTGATGAATCATTGAAAATCAAAAACATTTCTGCAATACGAACACAAAGATTTTTAGAGTTGTCTAAAAATGTAGAGTATAAACTAATTCTAAATGGAACTCCACTATCAAAAAACCTATTAGATTTGTGGAGCCAGTTTGAATTTTTATCCCCGAAAATTCTAAACATGCCATTGATTCAATTCAAAAATACTTTTTGTGAATATACCACACTGACTAAAAGAAAAGGAAATCAAAAGATAGTCAGAGAATGGATAAACGCTTATCACAATGTAGAATATTTGTATTCATTGATAAAACACTACGTATATGAATGTGATTTGTCAATAGAAATACAAAAACAATATTTCAACAATGATTATACCATTGATGAAGATGCACGGATAGAATACGAAAAACTAAAAGAATACTTCTTAAATGAAGAAACGCTTTTTACAAAAAACAATAACATATTTTTGGAGTTAACACAAAAAATGCAACATTGCTACAGTTGCAGCAAAGAAAAATTTGATATTGTAAAGCGTATTCTAAAAACACAATCCCCCGAAAATACTCTCATTTACTGTAAGTACATAGCATCGTCAGAGTCTGTAAAAACACAGTTCCCAAATACAAAAGTGATGACTTATGGCAAACATGCCTACGGTCTCAATTTACAAAATTACAATGCAATTATCTTTTTCGACAAAACATGGGATTACGCCCAGCGTACCCAAACAGAGTTTAGAATATTTCGTACCGGACAAAAAGAAAACTGCAAATACTACGATCTCTCCGGAGATGTACCACTTGAAACACTAATGAATGACAACATCAATAAAAAACAAAATCTATTACAGTATCTAAAAAAACTGACAATAGAAGAATTAAAGGAGGTATTATGAATGTTTACGAAGCAACAATAAAAAGATTCAAATTTCTATTTGAGGAATTTGAGCAAATAGTTATTTCATTTTCAGGAGGCAAAGACAGTGGAGTAATGATGAATATATGTTTGCAATATGCAACATCAATTAACGCATTACATCGCGTATCTGTTTATCACATGGATTACGAAGCACAATACCAATTTACATCAGATTACGTAACACGTACATTTGAAAATCTACCAACATCAATAAAAAAATATTGGGTTTGTCTGCCAATAAAGGCTCAATGCGCAACATCAATGTTTCAAAACTATTGGCAGCCATGGCAAAAAGAAGAAAAACATTTATGGTGTAGAGCTTTACCGAAAAACTGCATAAATGAAAATAACTTTAAATTCAATTTTGATTATGAAATTTCAGATTATGAATTTAATCAGAAATTTGCAAAACATATTTCAAATGAAAAAAAAACATGTTTTCTTATTGGTATAAGAACACAGGAAAGTTTACACAGATACAAAGCTGTAAATAAATTTTCAGACAAAAACGAATATAAAAAAAAAAACTATACATCAAAAATATCTGACAATTGTTTCAATGCTTATCCGATTTACGATTGGCTGGTTGATGATATTTGGATTGCAAATTTCAAATTCAAATTTGATTATAACCATTTGTATGATATAATGTATCAAGCTGGTTTAAATCCAAGTCAGATGAGAGTAGCAAGCCCATTCAACGACTGCGCTACCGAAAGTTTAAAACTATACAAAGTAATAGACCCAAACAATTGGGGCAAATTAATCGGAAGAGTTAACGGAGTTAATTTTACTGGTTTATACGGTGGTACCACTGCAATGGGTTGGAATAGCATCACTAAGCCAAAACATTTTACATGGAAACAATATATGTATTTCTTATTAGATACATTACCGAAAGAAACAAAAAACAACTATCTAAAAAAACTAAAAGTATCTTTTGAATACTGGCTTGAGTCCGGTGGTGCATTACCTACAGAAATAGTCAATGAATTAGATAATTCTTTGGAATTTGAAAACTTGGGTACACCCAAAAATAATCGTAATTACACTACAGATTATAGAGTAATTAAATTCAAAGATTATCTTGATGAAATTGACATTAAAAACCCAAACCTATTACCCACGTACAAACGTATGTGTATTGCAATTATGAAAAACGATACATCTTGCAAAACTTTAGGATTTGGGCAGACCAAAGAAGAATTAACACGCAGACAAAATATAATAACCAAATACAAATCATTGTTATGAAAAGTCCTGTTTACAATGTTATAGCCGTACCGGCAGAGAAAGTAAGAGCAAACTCTTACAATCCAAATTCGGTTGCAGCTCCCGAAATGAAACTATTGGAATTATCTATTTGGGAAGATGGCTATACAATGCCATGTGTTTGTTATTACATTTCTGAAGATGATATGTATGAAATTGTTGATGGATTTCATAGATATACAATTTTGAAAAAATCAAAACGAATCTATGAAAGAGAAAAAGGAATGTTACCTGTCGTGGTTATTCAAAAAGACATTTCAAATAGAATGGCATCTACAATCAGGCATAACAGAGCCAGAGGCTCACACGATATTTCTTTAATGGTAAATATTGTAGGTGAATTAACTAAAGCGGGAATGGGAGATGCTTGGATATTGAAACAAATCGGCATGGATGCCGATGAACTTTTACGATTAAAACAAATATCTGGTTTAGCAGAATTATTTAAAAATAAAGAATTTTCAAACTCAAACGAATCACTATGAAAACAGAAAAAAGAGGAGGCAAACGCATAAACTCCGGTCGCCCCAAAAAAGATGCAAAAGAAGTAAAACAGAGTATAACCGTTTGGGTTAGTCAACTAGAAATAGCCCGATTTCTTAGCAAAGATTTACTAAGGAAAAGGCTTTACGATTATATCCGTCAAGCGCCCGAAATCAATTCTTAGTTAAATTATCTTCCCTGCGTCCCATAGCAGTCATAGCACGTTCAAACGTATCATTGTTTATAGACGTGCTGTTTTTACTCTCAAAGAAAAAGCTAACTCCAATACAATTACAGATTTGCAAAAACTGTAAAAGTGTTGGAGTTTTTCTGTTTTCAAAAATATCAATCAAATCATAAATACAAGTTTCTTTTTCAATCATTTGAAAAGAAATATTGTTTTCTTTAGCAATCTGCAAAAGCAAGGCAATCAATGCCCTTTGATGTTTCAAACTTGGTTCCATTTGTCAATTTGTTTTATTTTTTCCGCATCCATCAGATGACTATAAATCATTGTTGTTTTTATGCTACTATGCCCAAGCAACTTACTCACCACTTCAATAGGTATCCCCAAAGACAAACTATTGGTAGCAAACGAATGTCTGGCAGTGTGAAAACTCACATTCTTTTTGATATTACTTTTAGCAGCAATCATTTTCAAATAATCATTGGTAACCTGATTACCATGCACATTAAACAAATAACCTGTTTTATTCGCATATTTTTCAACCAACAATTTCACTTTACTAATCAATGGAATACTAATTACCCTATTTACTTTACGCATCTTAAAAATTAAAAAACCATTATTAATATTCTTTTCTTTCAATTTTCGCATATCCCCAAAACGTACTCCTGTGTAACAAGCGAATAAAAAGTAAACACCAATCTCCAAAGTAGTTTTATTTGTTTCAGCAAAAACACAATTTTCAATCCGTTCCAATTCTTTCAAAGTAAGAAATGTTTTATCCGTTTCTTCAGTTTTCAGTTTAAATTTCTTAAAAGGATTGTTTTCCGTTATATTCTGGTTAATAGCTTTGAAAAGCAAAGTACGAATCGTTTTAAAAGCCTTATGAATAGTATTTACTTTATTTTTCAATTCCAATTTCATATACTTTTGATACCTACGAAGAAACTCCGGAGATAAATCGTCAAACGTCAACTTAGCAGTAAACCTTTGCAGTTTATTGATTTCAATCAACATACTTCTGTAAGTATCCTTAGCATACTCACTTTTGGACCGTTCCATTTCCTCACGCGCCCAAACAAAAAAAGATTTATTGTCCGTATGATGCGAATAAAACTCTTTTTCAAAAATTTCGTGAGTAAGTTTTTTATCTTTGATTTCATACTCAAAAAGAATAGTATTAGCTTTTTGCAAATGTTTTTTTATAAGCAAATTATAATAATCAGCATCAACCATTTTGATTACTTTTTGTTTAACCGGGTCCCAATGCTGTTTTAATAAATTGATTTGAATAGGGAATCTTTTTCTATCATCCCCAATCGCCAAAGTAATATACAAAGGAGTAGTTCCATCCTTGTTTGTATTAGTTCTCAGATTTAGTTTCAACGATGTTTTCATGGCTCGAAATTGGTACAAAAAAACAAAGAAATAACAAAAGAATAGTCCACTTTTAAAAACAAAAAAAATCATAAGTGATTCATTTTAAACGAAAAAGGGGACAATAGCCCCCTTTTCTTTTTGTTTTCTGCGGTCTGGACGGGACTCCACAACCCCTTTGCAATTACACTGTTTTTCAGTAGGTTACAAAATTATGTTTTCAAAATTGGTACGAAATTGGCACAAATCAAAGGTCAATATCTTTCTTGGCTTGAATATCATAATAAAAAGAATCGTTAAGTTTAGTTTCAAAATAAGCACGTTTAAATCTATACAGTTGCATGGTTTCTTTCAATCCATTGAATATATCAGATATTTCGCGGTCAGAAAAAAATTGATAAGATGAAAAATATATTTTATCATTTTCAACCGTTACATTCAAACTTTCATTAGACAAATCCATATTCAACAATCTTGCATATTCTTTGCGCATGTATGGAAACTCATACTTTTGAAAAGATTCCAATTGTTTTTGCAAAAGCAAAGCTTTATCATTCATATTTTTATTTGAATGATTGTACCCTTTTTCTATCACAGCTTTTATTTTGTCTATAAATTTGAATTCCAAAAGTAGTTTTTCGTGAGTAGTTCTATACTTGTCAGTATCTTCTTTTTTCAATAGTTCTACACATTGAGTAAGTTCACTTTCAAGAATTGAATCTTGATTCTCAACAGTTACAACTTCCTTGTACTTTGATTTCAGTTTTAAAGATTCATCACAACTTATTACAAACAGTATTAAACAAACAAACACATACTTTCTCATTTCAATTCTTTTTAGAAATATTAGACAATTCTCTTTCGTAGATTTCAATCAGTTTTTGTTTATCTGCCAGTTGTTGTTTCAGTTGGTCATTTTCACGTTTCAGAAATTCAATTTCTTTCAACTGGTCTGCATTGGCTATTTTGCTATTATCACCTTTGATAATTTGGTTTTTATAACCAATGTTATAAATCGCTTGTTCATCTTTTAGCATATTCTCATCTTCATAAAAAAAGGAAATAGGAGTATTTGTTACTTCAGATATTAACTCCAAAGTTCTTGTATTAGCACTATTTGATTTAAAGATGTTGTAAAGTGTAGTAGTGCTGATTTTACACTTTCTTGCAAGTTCTTCTACAGTTAAATTGTTATCAATTGCAAGTTTCTTTATCTTATTTTCAAAATTTTTCATTTTTATTTATTTGAAATACAGTTAATTGTATGAATTTAACGATTATTAACAATCAGAAATTTGTAGTTTTCATACATTTTTCTGTATCTTTGTGTCGTTAAATAATAACAAATGTACGTTAAAAAATGACACAAACAAAATAATTCAATAAACATGCCATACATTATCAATCCTCAAATAAGAGAAAACTTTAGAAAGTCAGTAAACAAGGGACGAGGTATTTATATCGGATTGAGAGCTGAACTTAAAAAAGTTGCAGGTTTGGATTCTGACAAT